CAAAATTGGAAATGTATTGTTGCTCCTTATTACCATCAACTGAAGTTAATAGATATTTCATTCGTGTAGTCAATTCTTTATCAATACCTGTTAATTTAGTCATTTTTAATTGACCTTTAACAGCATCACGTACTTTTTTATCTAATCCATGAGTCATTAATTGAAACGTAACTACTCGTTTTGACACTGGAAGAGTTAGCGTGAATTCGTTTTGATGCGGAGTAAGTGAGTCGTAATCGTATGGTTTAGCTTGAATACCTGTCAAATCAATAACAACTTTCTGTTTATCGTCTTGAGAAAACGGATCTGTAATTTCAACTTCATAGTCTTTACCGTATCCTAAAATACGAGCTGCAATCATAATTGCATTTTTATCTCCTACTAACAATTCGTCGTAATTAATTGGAGACACGATTAACGATTGAAATAAACGATCTAATACAACCCCTTGCTTAATTAAGCTAGAAGAAGTTAAAATGTCTTCTTCTTTTGCGGTCATATATTTCATTTCAACTTTTCCTGACGCTAAAGCACTGTCTGCACTATAAAGCAACCCTTTAGATGGTAGCTCAATTATTTCGGTAGGAAATTTTGAATTTTGTGCTTCTTGACGTTGCATGTTTTGAATAGCTAATTGCTTTAATTCTGCGTCAGATAGCTCGTTTTGATTTGGGTAATTGTTGTTAACTATTGCCATAACTATTAGTTTATTATTTTATATAAATATGATGCTTGTAAAATTTACAAGTCTCCTGATTTAGCTGTAAAGTGTATATCCGCTTTATCTTTTAATTTTGCAGAGTCATTAAGCCATTTGCCTAATAGTTCGTCCATATTAGGTAATTCTTCAGACTCAGCTCCTGGCGATTTAAGTTTAGGCATTATTACTTGATCAATAAACGCTTTTTCTATTTTATCATCAAGCAATTGAGACACTTCCGGAGATAATTTAATTGCTTCCCAAAATGGTCCTGTCATCTCTTTAAATTCTGATGACTTAGGGTTTTTTAATTCTTTTGCAGTAACTGACTTTCCTAAATCTAATAAAAATGCTCCTACGTCTTCTCCGTGATCAGCTACTAAATCTATTATCAATCCAGCAGTGCCTCCAGTAACTAAATTAGCTGCCCATTTAGCTCCTGCCATTCCTACTTTTTTCAAACTAGACTTTGCAATCTCTCCGGTCGCTCCTTTAGCTCCTCCTGTTTTTTGAGCGTCTATCATAGCGTTTAAAAACGTTTGAACGTCACCCCAAGTTACTTTTTCATCAGCTTCTTGTAGTATATTTTCAACTATTGACTTAAGCTTGATCATTAGAATCTACTGTTTTTAATACTCCTTTAATCTTAGATACGATTTGAGAAAAATCTTTTTCGGATATTCCAAATGCAATAGCAATCGCTCCCATTAATGCAGTACGTTGTGCTGGACTACTTAATGCTTTCGCAGCTCCAGGATCTTCAATTAAGTCAATTAATTTAGTACGAATAGAAGCGTCAATAGCTTTAACTGCCATGTTTAAGTTACGTATTACTTGTTGATCTTCAATCTTTTTACCATCAGGTCCTACTGGTACTACATCAGCTTCTGTTAAAGCTTTACGAACTTCTTCTCGTATTACTTTCCTTAATTGAGCGTTATTCATAATAATCAATTTATTAATAAATATCTTAAACATGAAAAATCCCTCCGGAGAGGGACTTTCGTATATAATATCAAGATGCAGATTAGAACTGCAATATTGCGTAATCGTATTTAATTGTAAGCTGAATGTTAATTGCGTCTTCTGTGCTCCAGTCAAAGTCACCAAAGTTAGCGTCTCCAATATAAGCACCTTTCAAAGTCCACTCTTCAACTTTATCACCAACAGGTCCTAAAGCGTTAAAAGTAATGTCTTTCTTATAAAAGTCAGAGTATCCATTACGACCGGTAACAGACTCGTGAGATAAACGAATCCATTCCATTACAGCTTGAGCTGCGGAAGGAACAACTGGATCGTAAAGAGTAATGCTTACGTCATTCCATCTTCCTTTTCCTTTTAATTTACGCTCAACGTTGATGTGATCTAACACGACATCGCCAAAAGTAATACCTGGTCGGTTAGCTGCTTTAATTAAGTAAGAAGGAATACCTTCAACGTACATGATGAAACGGTTAGCCACTTTTGGTTCAAAAGCGGTAAACATTATTTCGGTTGGGTCTAGCAATTCAGCCATGTTAAATTCGTTTTAAGTTGTTACAATTATTTTATATAAATATCGATCTTTTGGAAAAAAATTAACCTATTACACGTAAATCAGATTCATGAAAATAAGCCAAGCCTGATTTTAATTTAACCATGTAAAATTTTCCTGAAGGAGCTTCGTCTTGCACTTCTCCGGTTTTATTATAATCAGCTAACTCTGGAGAAGACACTTTTACTTTCGCTCCTATTTCTATTTTTCCTTCGGTCAAAGCTTTGCGTACCTCTTCGTTAACCAACTTTCGTAGGGCAGATATACTCTTGTTATTCATTATAGTATCAGTTTATATACTAATAAATATGGAGGTATATAAAAAGAAAAAGCCCCTGTTTCCAGAGGCTTTTTACTAAATATATTATACCAATTAAGCTCCTGGGAAAGCAGCTCCGGTTGGTAAAATGTTGAAGTCAATAATAATGAATTCAGCGGTCTTCGCAGGTTGCAAGAAGATTTGACCATACATAATGTTTCTGTCGATAACGTCAGGAGTATTATTAGTCTCGTCCATTACAACTTTAAATGCATACAAACCTTGACGTTGTTGAACTGACTCTAAATATGGATTAACAATATTTAAGAATCTGTTACGAGTTGCTGCTGTATTGTTTTCAAATACTAAATACTTAGTTGCAGATGCAATAAATTTCTTAACTGCAATCAACAATCTACGTACATTAATACGATCCAATGCTGATGGTTTAGCTTGAAGAGTCTTTTGACCCCATACACAAACGCCAACGCCTGGGAAAGTAGCAATTGGATTAACACGTCCTTCATACAACTCATCTCTTTCGGCGTGAGTTAAACGAGTATACGCGTCTAATACTGAAGTCAATCCACCACGATTTAAACCTGCAGGGGCATACCATTCAGCAGCTACTCTGTCGTTAAATGCTAACACACCAGGAATAACAACACTAGGCGGTACCCATACTGGCTTATTAATATTAGTGTCTACAATTTTAACCCATGGATAATAAGTAGCTCCGTAGTTATTATCTAATGCTGTTACAGCGTCTGTTGCTGAAGCAATATTGTCAGTTAAACCAACGCAGTCAAATACAAAGAAAGTGTCTCCTCTGTCTTGACACATATTAGCAGCGTAGTCAATAACTGCTGAGTGCTTGCTTTGAATAACACCTGGCATTACTAACATGTTAATGTCTAATTCATCAACGTTGGATACAGCGTCAATTGCATTTTTATAAACTGAGTAGTCTTTACCAGACGATCCATTTAAATCGTATCCTTGAGTATTGGCAGCAACAATGTCAGCTCCAACTAAAATTCTACGATTTGGTTGAACTCCATCACTTCCACCTTGGAAAGGTACAATAAACTTACGAGAATCAACGGTAGTGTTGCTAGATAAATCAATTGCTCCAGAGTATGCAGCTGCAGCAGTCGGGAAATTAGCTGATGCATGTTGATTAAAGTTTGACAATAAGAAATTAACATTTGAACCAGTCGTTGTACTTGTTGCCGGCAATGGTTTCAAATAATTAATATTATCCGTTCCAGACAAATCGTAATCAAATCCAAAATGCTTACGCTTATTGTATATTCCATTAACTGTTTGAGTTGCAACGTAGCTAGCAGCAGGGAACCAAGTAGCAGTTCCTAACGTGCTAGGTATTGTATTAAATAGTGCTTGGAATCCAAAAGGAACTAACTGATTAGAATAGTTGCCTTTTGCAACGTTTTCATCAACTTCAACGTATACGTATTTAGATTTATTTGGATAATCTCCGTATACAACTGTTTTACCATTGGTAAATGTTTTATAACGATCTCCAATTTTTCTAGCTATGTAATCTGCTGAATTAGGATCTAAGTTAACGTTGTCAAAAGTTTCAACAATGTTAGGACGTACGTCAGAGTCAGTTGCTTCGAATGGAGTACCTAATGCTTTTAAATAGGTAGTGTCTACTAAACGAATAGCTACTGCAAACGATCCGTATTCAGAGCCTGGTACAGTTCCAGCTGG